TAGAAAATACTTCGATTACTTCTCCGGGAGTTCCTGAAATATCACCGTCTTCGTCAACGACTACAACGTGTATTTCATCATTTGTACCTGATCTATCAGATACCCATGGTGAAGTTCCTGGAGCGCCATCAACAGCGTCATAATATCTCCATTTTCTTTTTATGTGTGAATTGTCAGCAATAACTCTTTTTAATCCACCCGATCCTCTTGGGTGTTGTACGATTGATAAAGTTGCACTGTTAATTGCTGTTACTCTGTACTGTTCGCCATCATCAAAATCTGATGTAGAAGCTGTAGTAGAAAATGAAACAATGTCTCCAACATTAAATGCACTTCCTAAATCAGTTATAATAGTTAAATCTCCTACAGCTACTGCTGCATCGTCAACTAATGTTGCTGATATTTCTTCAAAAGCACTACCTGATGGACAAGTTGAAACTAATAAACTGTTTCCCCATGTTCCAGCTGATCTTGCTGCGAATGTTCCTACAGAACCTTGTCCTGTAGAATAATTGTTTTCATAAGCGTCAACATTACTTACTAAAAGTCCTGTTCCACTTGATGTTGCGTTTACTAATGATGTATTGGTTGCCCGTACTACTCTTAAAGCGTTAGAGTATTGTAAGAAATTAGCTGCGCTGAAAAAGTACTCAAAATTTGTTGAGTCGGGTTTTCCAAACGTATCTACTAATTCTTGTTCACTAGAAATTGATACGATTTCGTCAACTGGACCTTTTGCGAATTGTCCCGCAATTGCTCCGATTGATGTAGAGACCGCAGGAATTACTCTGCTTATATCTTTTTCTTGTACGAGAACACCTGGTGATACTTGAAATGCCATAGGTTATTTCTCCTGTTTAATTAGCTATTATATTTTTTAATTTCGTCAAAAATCGTAAGTTTTCTTACGCCCATATTCAAACTTTATCAGTTGTAGATATTTATAATAACAAAAAAGTGTAGTTTATTGACCCTTTCTTACGACAGGATACCATCGTGTTCCATACTCGTCAATCGTATCTTCATTTTCGGGTGTATTAATACCATCATCTACAAACCCAAAAGGTGCCATATCTTGTTCTATCAATTTTTGATTATCTACATACATTTGATTACGTATATTTGAATCCGATAATTCTTTGAAATAAGGTTGATTAGAGAGCCAGCCAAATATAACTAAACACATAACCAAGTCATCATTTTGTCCTTCTTCAGCCTGCCAAGATGCCCCTTTACGTGAAAAAGTTGACATTTCTTCAATGACATTGAAGTCATTGATTACAAGTTTATCACCCTCCACAAGCGTCTTAAAATTCGCACAACCAATCTTTTTTATCTGTTTTGTCATACGTATACCTAATGATGTACCACGACCTGAGAACATTGCGCCAAGTATTTGTCCAGCTCGACCCTTTTGTGTCGTCATCAATACGTTAGGATATTCTAACTCATAGTGTAATGCATCTGAAATTTGTTGACCTAAATCATTGACTTCAACAAGAATATGAGCTTCATTGTATCCTTTACAAGCTTGTTCTATAATGTTTGGAAACACATATGGTTTAATTTCATTATTCTTGTAAGTACACACAACTCTATAAGGTACTTGTTGAACATCTATAATTGTAAACGCTGAATAATCTCTACCAGTCCCTCGTGCCACGTCAACTGTACATACATAGAGTCCATCCTTCTTAGGTTTTTCAAACATATTTAATCCACCTTTAGCTTGTAATGGTGTCATGTATGGTGTAGCTTTAATCTTTGTTCCTGATATTAAAGTATCAACTGAACCTAAGAAGTCACATTCAAATTCTTGTTGGAATTGCTCTTGACTAGTGTTTCTTATTGTTTCTGCTTTCCACTTTTGATCTCGGCCAGGAACTTCTGACCAATGTACTTCAATTGGTATATAATCATTTCGTTTATTTTCTGCGTCTGTCCATAGTTTGTAAAACTGATTCATACCCATAGGTGTAGATACAATAATCATTTTTGTTTTATTACCAGATGAAATTGTAGGATAAACTGAACTAAAGAATTGCTCAGCGATATTCGCTGGTACGAATGCAAACTCATCAAGGAATATAATATTATATGAACCTCCCCGAATGGCACTTGAAGATGTGGCAGCGGCGACTATGGTTGATTTGTTTTCTAATTCAATATTACCTTTGTTCCAATTGATTACACCTTGTTGCATCCATTTAGGTAAGTTTTCATAAGCAAGTTGTAGTCTTCCCAATATATCTCTAGCAGTAGATGATTTGTTAGCAAGTAGTGCGATATTAGAATTAGGATTAAACAAAGCATAATGTAAAAGATAAGAAATTGTTGTAGTTGATTTACCAGACTGTCTAGGTAATTTACAAATTGTAAATCTATTATTGTGGATTGTTTTTACAATTTTTTTTTGAAAATCATACATCGCAAAAGGAATTAAACCTTTATCAAGCGATACAATTTGAACATAGTTTAACATAAAGTAAATAGGATCATCAGCACATTTTTGATATTCTACTATTTGCTCTTGTGTAAACTCAACAGGTGTATTTATCTTTTTAAGATTCGGATTACCGAGATATGCATCATTATTATTCATTTTTTAGGTGTGATGTCTTTAGTTTCAGTATTTACATTGTTCTTTAACATCTTTTGTAACTCAGCAGTAGACCCCACAAACAAAGCATTCTTAATAGTGTTATTTGCTGTTTTAGGTAAATCTTTTAATGCTTTAAGTTTTTTTTGTAAGTCTTGTAGTTTATCTACGGTATCGCCAACTTGTCCAATTAATTGACCAGCAACTTCATATGCTCTTGGGTGTTGACCTTCTCTAGCAATATCAAGGATTCCTTCAATTGCTTCTTGGCCTCTTTCAATTAGATTATAATAATTTTCTCTGCTGAAAGTATAGTCGTTATCTATATCAGCTTTATTATCATCTTCTTTACGAAGTGTTACTGGTTTTAATTCTTGTTTAATTATTTCTTTTTTAGGTTCTTCTGGAGGATCTATTCCTAAAATTTCATTTACTTTATCTTCTAATTTAGTCATAATATATTATGTTTATTTATCTATTCATCTGAATCCGTAGATGGGTTATAGTTTTTACCATCATCAAACTTTGTTATTGTTGTAGTAAATCCAAAATCATCATCAGCGTCTGCCGTAGTAGGGTTTGGAATTACTACAATTCTTTCTTCTCTCGCTTTGTTTGTTGTATCAGTATCTGTATATATATCAGATTGTACAGTTTTAACAACTTTTTGAGTTGATGCTGGTCCAAATAGATAAGTTTTTGCTGTGAAATTTAAAGTATAAACAACAGCTCTTCTAGTTGTAAAATCACCACTATAACTATCTTCATAATTTACATTGTTTAAAATGATAGGGACATCTCTCTTAATATCTAATTCAGGTATAGCATTAACAGTTACCGTATAGTCTGGTTGAAAGAATGGTAAAATTTGTTCTATGATTTGTAATCCACTTTCAGCCGTAGCAGTAAATACATTCAAAGTATAACTCAGATTATAAGGAACTGGAGTGTAATTAAAGTTTAATATTTTTCCATCTTTACCTGTCTTAACTGTTTTATACTTCTGCATTCTTGTAAGTTTACGACTTGAATCGTAACTAATACCTGTGATTTCAAAACTCATACGTGGTAATGTAATCGCAAATTCTCTTTTATTTAAATCGGGTTGCTGATCCAATCTTACTAAAAACTTTTCTTTTGGTGCATACGCTAACGGAACTTTAATAGCTTGAGTAACAGTACCAGCAGAGTCTTTTCTTTTAATTTGTATGTTATTAAAGAGCTGACCAAATGCGATGGTCATTCTTCTCATACTTTCGTTATAAAAATATTGTCCAAACATCTAAATATCTATATCTCCAAAAGGGTTACGTTCTGTAAAATCTAATATATCATCAGCTGTAGAAGCGGTATCAAAACCAGCTTGACTATCTAAATCTAAATTATCAGCATATGTTGATTGTGTTTGTATGCTATAGTCTTCATTAATAAAGTAGTTAACTTCACCTGAAGCACTATCATTTTCTAATATAACTGCTCCGGTTGCGCCTGTGTTTTCACTTATAGTTACAGTAGGAGTTAATCCAAGATAACTTGAACCATCAACTGAAATTGTAACATTTGTTAATACACCAGAAGTTAAAACTGCTGTTGCTGCAGCTGTTACTGCGACACCAGTTCCACCAACTGCAACACTCGTTACAGAAGAAATATCCGTAATTGTAGGAGTAGATACTGCTGTGATTGTACCATTAGTCAAAGTCACAACTGCAGAACTATCTGTTTTAGTTGTAGTATCTGTTGCTACATAAATTAATGTAACCGTTGGTACTAAACTGTAACCACGACCTGAGTTACTAATAGTAAATGAGGATAATGTACTACCAGATAAATTTGCTGATAATACACCATTTATTGTAGCAGATGGTGCTGAAATTGTAATGGTAGGAACTGTTGTATATCCTTCTCCACCAGAAGTAATTGGAATAGAAGTAACTTCATCACCGGTAACTACCGGAGAACCTAACACGGCACTGAACGTACCTGATTCCAATGATGTTTGGTATAGTGTTTGATTTAATGAATATTTGTCTTCGGCATCGTCAATCGCAGCAATACCTGTATCTAATTTTTCACTGGAGTATTCCCAACGTGTACATCTTAATTTGTAAACAGGTAAGTTACCTAATTGGAAGAATGGCTCTTGATCTTGTATGAATTGTATCTCAAAAAAACTTTCCATCAAAGGCATATAAATAATATCACCTTCGTTAGGTCTTCCTTCAACTATCATTGTATGAGCACTATCAACTTGATTTTGCCATCTTCTTTTAGATATTATGAAAGTTGTATCTTCTCTTATCTCTAAACCAAACTTATTAATAATCTCTTGTTCGCCAGCAAAACCTTCTGTGGTTTCCATGTACATTTCTAGTAAATACGAATCATCAAATTTAGCAAGAGTATCCTCTCCTAAAATTAAATCTCGATTAACTAATGTTCTTGGAAGATAGTAACAGTCTTGTCCGTAAATTTGTAAACCTTCAATGATTAAATCTTCGTAAAGTCTTTTCTCATTACTATTACCAATACCTGCTCCACCTTGAAAATAATGATTTGTTGCCATGACATTATCCTATCATAAGAGGTTGTGACATTTCAAATGATTTTCTTATTTCATCTTCTATTTTTTCAATGTCAGTTAATGCTTCTGAAAAAATTTGTTGACCATTTAATGTAACGCCACCTAACATAGCAACTCCATTAAATTTAGATAAGTTTGAACCCCATTGTTTTTTAAATAAAGCAGTTACATATCTTTTTAAAATCATGTCATTATAAACGTCTGTGTAAACATTTGGATCTAATTTTCTATAACACTCTATAACTAAAAACTCACCAACGAGTAAATCTTCTTTCCAATCTTGGTCAATATATAATCTGTTATCGTTTTGATTAAATCTTATAGGTTTTTCTCCTACTAGAATATGATCTAAAAAATCTAAATGCCTCATTACAACATCATAGTTAACAACTGATGTTGAAGAAAAATCGTATAGATCGTTTAATCTCATTTGATATCTAACATCAAATAAGTTCATACTACCTTTTGAGGAGTATGGGAATATGTTAATAACGGAGATAACACTTTCAGGAACTACTATAAAACCATTACCTTCTTGCCAAGCAGATGTAACTGAATTTTTAGTTACTGATTCACTAGTGTTAGCGTTTATTCTATCGTAATCTGTTTGTGTATATTGATACTTTAAATAAGTTCTTCTAATACCATCATAATGATATTGATGATAATATTGTAATGCTTCGTCAATTCTATCTTCTAATTGGTCATTTTCTGCATTAATCTCTATCACAGGTTTCCCAAGTGCCCTTAAAGCGTATTGTTTTAACTGTTCTCTGCTTGCTGGTTCTGCCATAAATTTCCTTAATTGGTATATATCATCTATATTTATACATCATAAATAGTTGTATTATGACGAAATTAACCTAAGTAAGTCTTATAAATATGAATACAACAACGGATAAATTAAAATGTCAATAACAGTAACATTAACTCAAACTAGACCTAATACAGATGTCAATTTTCATAGTGCTTCAGATGATTTTAAAGCATTAAAAAACGAAATGGTGGCAGCTGGAACTCTAGTAGATAATGGTGGCAGTAATAGTGAAAACGGTTTAATAAGAACTTGGAGTTTAACGTTTTCAAATGACACTACACAATCAGCATTTATAAATGACAGTAGAAATGTAACTTACGAAGAAGACAGACAAACTCACAATAGTGACAATGGTATTAGTGAACAAATATCTTAATCTATATAATACATTATTTTTATTATGCTTCCAAACGATATAGAGCAATATCAAGTTTTTAATAAACAAACATATACCCCTTACAAAAAACAGCTAAATTTACTATTAAATGATTTTAGTAATTCAACTGATAAATTAAGTAAAAACTATACACTAGAAAATATAGATATTAATAATTTAGATGATATTACTTTAATTGTTTACAAAAATAATATTGTGTCTTTTGCTTCAGTATTAAGTAGATCAATTTGGCCTAAAAATACTAGTAGAATATTTAATCGATTACTAAGAAATAAAAGATTTGAATGGAAAAATCCTGCATTTGGTATTATATCAAAGCTGGTTCATGACCATCAAATAGCTTACTGTAAAAGTGTTAAGAAAGATTATGTGTTTATATCACAAGAAACTAAAAAACTATGGTTGAGAAAATGGGTTCAACAAGCTAATGAATATAATTCCGGTTGGACAATCTGTGATGAAAAGAAAAAAGTTACAAATGGCAATTCAAGTGGTTCTATACAACATATAGCTTACAAAAAAATTTCAAATACTAATCAGCCTTTTCTTCTATAAAAGGTAAAAATATTGTACTAGGATCAAACTCTCCTTTTTCTGCAAAGTTATATAGTCTAGTATTGTGGTGGTGATTGTTATGTAATGCTTGGCCCCATGTCAACCATGAAAGTATAGTTATGTTCATTGAATTATCTTTTGTATTAAATGTCCTGTAACCAAATTTACCCAAATGACAAACTGTATTGACAAGCGCTTCTTGGTGATATGATAATGCTGCTGGTATCAACCAAAACCATAACATAAGTTGTATATTAATTAAACTCAACACTATGAAAGTTATACAAACAATGTAAGTATACTTACGATTTAACCATAAATGAAATTTATCTTTTCTTATGTCAGGAATAACTCTAGTATTGATCTTACTTAATTTTCTATTATGAATCCAACCAATATAAGAATGAAAAAACCCATCTCTAGGACTATGCGGGTCTCCATCTTTATCAGCATGTGGGTGATGTTTACCTCTATGAATTGCTGCCCACCACAGAGGACTACCTTGTACACACAAACAAGATAACAACAATAAAGGTTTTCTTAATGAGGATTTTAGTTTGATAGAATTATGACTTACAACTCTATGTAATATAACTGAAGAGCCTAGACCACAGAATACTATCCAACCGAAAAACAAATATAGAAAATTAGGTGATGTAAAAATTATACCTAATAATGCTATTATCTGAACAGGCCAGAATATAAACCATAAATTTATTTCGCTTTTACTCATTAGTATCCTCCATCGTTTTCCTTTACGTGTTCTAAAAAAGGGGCAACTTCAAAATTTTGAGTTAATCTACCACGGTTATCATTTGTTTCTTCATCAAAACCTCCATCAACACCTTCCCAATTAGTTATATTTATTCTAAATTTACCTTGTCTTACTGTCCAAGCATATTGGTTATCTTCAAGTAATTTTGGATTTGAACTTATACCAAATTTTTTTGATATTAATTGTTTTAATTCGTCAAACTTATAATTATCATCTTTATCAACCATATAACGACCTACTTGCCCTACATTTCTAAACTCAAAAGATGTGCCTGATCTCCAAGGATATTTATCTTTTACACTAACTATTTTATCTATAACGTGTTCATTTAACCCCTTGATAACAATACAGCCAATAGATAATCTTAATTTTAAAGATAAAACATTTTCTAATGCCTTCATTTTTTTCTTAGCACATTTTAATCTATCAGTTTTAATGTAAACATCATCATCATCAAAACCAGTCATACTTAAATAGACAGTTTTTAATCCAGCACCTTTTAACTCTTTTAAATAATCATAATGTGAAATTCGTAATCCGTTAGTTGCAATCGCTGTTCTATGACCAAGCGCTGTTGCTTCTTTTATAATCTTTGGTAAATCTTTGTGTAGTGTAGGTTCACCTCCAATAAGTCTAAATTCAGTTTTAACTTTAAATCTTTTTATAAAGTCAATAACTTTATCTGTATTTAAATCTGCATAATCCCTAAAAGGTAAGTAACAATTAGCACACTCCATATTACATCTATGTACTATATCACAATATACTGCTTTATATCTACTGTCTTCTGGTCTCATATTAATTTTCCGTTGTTATACATATCTTTAATTAAACTAAAACTATCATATTCATCTCTAAATGATATACTTAAAATAACTCTATCGTTTGTACTATCATTAATAACGCCATGTGGCACATTTGTATTAAGACATGTTGCTTTGTTTAAATACATTTTTTCTACAACTTTACTTTTTTTAAATCTTTTAGCATTTACATCTTGTACTTTATCACCAACAGTAATTTTAGGTATATCAAAACTATTAGTTTTTTCATAGAAGACTGTGCAACTTTTATTATCAACAACCACAGGTATATTAATTGCAACTTTTCTTTTATCAGTATGTGACTGTATATTACCTTTTGTTAATGTTTTAAAAAATTTTATATTTTCAACAATATTAAGATTATTAAATTTATTTATTATTGAGGCGATAACGGCATTATCTAACGATACATATTGAGTATATAAAGAATTGTTTTTACTTGTTCCATATGAAGCCCATTCGTTTTTATTGTTAGTATATAGTTGTTGTAATTCTTTTTTATTAAAGATAATTTCTGGTATTTCAAAATAGTTTTGCATAATTTATTTTATTTCTGTTATTTTAATATCACGTTCTCTGTTAGAGTTAGTCCAAGTCATAGATTTGTCAGGCAATTCATGTACATTTCCATAAGGATCAGTCGCTTTATCAGACGATCTTATATCTACAATTTTAACCTCTCTTTGTTTTTCTTTTATCCGTATGTGGTGGTATCACACCCGTAATACAAGTTTTAAAAAATTTAGTATTATCTATCAACTCTTTATAATTTTTAAGTTGACTAATATGTTCTAGTACATCTTCTATGGAAACATATTTAGTATATAAACAGTCTACCGTTCCTTCACCATATGTCGCCCAAACACTTGTATTATTTAAATATGTTTTTTGTAATTTAAATACGTCAACTTTAAATTCAGGTATTTCAAAAGCATTAATCATAAAATAATCTCTCCAACTATATAACTCCCACTATATGTATTCTATCTTCCCAAGAAGCATTTACAGCTGTATGGTATTTTGTAGTATCCGTAATATAATAAGTGCCATTAGCTGGATAATGTTCTAGTTTTTTATCAATTATCATAAAACAATTTTCATTGGTTATTATCGGAATATGTATTCTTTTTGAATAATCTTTATGATACGAATAACAGGTTTTTGATTTTAAATTCATAATTCGAGTTCTAGTCATATTTAAGTCTTTTATTATAGAATTTATATAAGGAATATTAAAAATAGGTACTCTAAAATCATTTTCCACATAGCCTAAATTTTTAATTTTTAAAAAAGAACCACAACTAAAAAATGGATCGTTATTATCTTCAGTACCTTGAAGACCAATTTGACCTTCAATATAATTAGGTAATGTTTTCAATTCTTCTTTTATCTTATCTAAATCTAAGGACATACTGTAATTTCTTTTACTCTATGAGGTTGTTTTAATACCCAGTCAATAATTTCCACACAATAATTAATAGACATCTTATTAGCATCAATATGAGCAACTCTAGGTGAATCAAAATAACCAAATCTAACAATTGTTGTATTAATACCTTGATAAAATAATTGATGATTAGCCTTATCTAGTGCTGATTTTTCAACAGCGTAAATATGCTTAACTCTCTTGGTTTCATCTGGCGAGTTTGATCCAATATTGATTATCTTTTTATTTAACTCGGCTGCCTGATATAACAACTCAACTTGTTTAAAACCATCATGTTTACAATTAATGAAAACATCACATTCTTCCATGGTTTCAACAGTATCATATATTTCAGATAATGCTTTACCAAGACCTCTGCGTTTACCAGTAATATAGTATTTCATAATCATATTTATATAGTTTATAAATAGTGATATGAACATTAGAACAATTAGGAGAAAAATAAATGTCGTTTAATAAATACTTAGAAAAGACTATTCAAAAGTCTCAACACTGTAACAGAAATTGGGATTTATCTAAGCAGATATCGCAAGAGGATTTAGAAACATTAAAGGTTTCTGTTACAAAGTGTAGTTCAAAACAGAATAGAGTTTTTTATAAAGTCTTGTACACGCAAGATCGAGATAAGATTAAAGCTATTCACAAAGCAACGGATGGATTTGTTTACGATTTTGAAAATCAAAAAACCACCACCAATTCTCAGGTTTTAGCTAACACACTATTTGCATTCGTAAAAGACAGTGATACAAATGTGCGTACAAATGAAGAGTGGCAAAAAGGAAAGGAAGAAGGTCGATCAGATATAGACGAAGATCGTTCTGTGGGTATAGCAGCAGGCTATCTTACATTAGCAGCTAATCTACTTGGATATGAAACAGGGTGTTGTCAATGTATGGATACAGTTGAAGTAAAGAATATACTTGGTAGTGACTCTGACGTGCTTCTATTAATGGGAGTTGGAATAGGAGATAAGACTCGCTCACGATTAGAACACCATGATGATCCTTCTTTTAGATTTCCTTCTTTCACAAAAAATATAAAGATAGAAGTTGCATAATATAAAACATGAACATGGTGAATATAGTATGTACAGGCAAACCGGGTGATGGTCTTTTAAGATACAGTTACGAACATTGTTGTGCTCTAAATTCCAAAGGCATTAAAAGTCAATGTATAATAATACCTAATCCTGATTTTACAAACGAAGACTATATAAAATCAATAACAGATCAGTATAAGACTTACCAAAATGTGATCTTTGATGATTATACTCCTTCTAAAAATGAAATTACTTTGGTGTTAGGTAGAAGTATGATAACTTTACCTTACCTAGATAAACATAGATATACTAACGACCAACTATTAACTTTACATCTATTATTCAGTAATAAAATAATAGCAATTTATTCAGAAAATCAGCCTGAAGATTATCCTTTAGCACTAGAATATTTTAAACCTAAAAAGATTTTTGACCTATGTGATTTTGATGTATATCCTAATGGTGTTGGAACACAATACGAAAAGATAATTAACTTTGATGAATATAAACCAATAAAAGAAGAAATTATACACAAGTATTTATTTTTAGGAACAACTGAAATATATTATAAAGAAATAGAAAAAATAATTGATAGATATTCAGACTATGGTATTGTAACCTATAATGTAAAATGGATAAATCCTAAGTTGAATAATCTATTTGCACCCGTATCTAATATACTGGGTAAGTTTGAAACCTATGTATATACAAAACCTAATTTTGATCCTGCACCTAGACTATTTGTAGAGTTTAAATGGCTAGGAAAAAATGTAGATTATGTAAGAGATAAGAACATTAAAGACGGTGGTATGGTATATTGGAATAGACCTCAACCCACGAAAGAGATATATAACAACAATATAAATATACTTGTTACATTGATTAATAAAATTAAATGAAAAGTCTAAAGAAGAAATTAATAATAAACTGTTAGAACATTGACAAACTAGTTAATACGTGTTATAATTGCACTAAATATACTTACATTAAAGGATTAAATAATGAAAATATTAGTTACAGGTGGTTTAGGATTTATTGGTTCAAAACTCGTAGAACAGTTAAGTAAAAACAATTCAATTATTGTTTTGGACAATAAAGATACATATGGCCTTCTTAATAGTATTGAAGAAGATACTCTCTATAAAACAAGAACTGTTAATTGGAACAAAAAAAATGTTAAGATTATTGAAGGTGATATATTAAATCAAAATGCCTGCTTAGACGCATTTAATTATAATCCTGATGTTGTCATACATCTCGCTGCATACCCAAGAGCTTCCATAGTTGATAACAATCCCATATTAGGTGTACCTAAATTAATAAGTGGTACTACAAATATACTATACAATTGTGGTACGCATTCAATAAAAAAAATGATTTATGTAAGTAGTAGTATGGTTTATGGAAATTTTAAAGATGGTATTGAAGAAAGTGCTAGTACAAAACCAACAAATATATATGGAGAAGCAAAACTAACTGGAGAAAGACTTACAAAATTGTTTTCTAAAAAAAACAATATGTCTTATATTATAATAAGACCAAGTGCTGTTTATGGACTAAATGATTTACCGGATAGAGTTATTCCTAAATTTTTTTCAAAAGCAATAAAAAATGAAGTTATAACTTTACACAATGGTGATAATAAAGCAGATTTTACTTTTAAAGATGATCTTGTTGATGGTTTAATTGCTGCTACATTTTCAGATGTAAAAAACGAAAGTTTTAATCTAACTGCAGGTAAAGCATTTTCATTAAAAACGTTATCAGAAAACGTAAAAAGTATAACGGGAAGTAATTCAATTGTAGAAGATATCGGTAATCATAGATTATATCCCACGAGAGGCACCTTAGATATATCTAAAGCAAAAAATATGTTAAATTATAAACCACAAGTTACATTTGAACAAGGATTGAAACTTTATTATGAATCAATACAAAATACCATTTAATAACTTATACTCACAATACGAGGAGTTAGAAAATGATATTAACGAATCAATTAAAACTATTATAAAAAATTCAGATTTTTTAACAGGTAAACCTACTGAAGATTTTGAAAAAGCTATTTGTGAATACACAGGCGCTGAAGATTGTGCAGCTACAAGTTCAGGTTCAGACTCACTTATATGTGCATTAAAAGCTTTAAATATAGGGCCAGGAGATCAAGTGATGACAGTAGGACATACGTTTATTGCTACTACAGAATCAATTGTTAATGTAGGTGCTACACCTGTTTTTGTTGACATAGATAAATTCTATCATTTAGATGTATCTCAATTAAAGATAACAGATAATTTAAAGGCAATTCTATTTGTAGATTTATATGGTCAAACACCCGACATTGATAAAATTAAAAATTTTGCTAATAAATTTAATTTAAAAGTTATTGAAGACGCTGCTCAAAGTTTTGGTTCATCATATAAAGGAAATAAAGTAGGTAGTTTAGTAGATTTAACTTGTTTTAGTTTTAATCCTTTAAAAAATTTAGGAGCTATGGGAGATGCTGGTGCTGTAACAGGTAAAAGAAAATATGTTGAAAGAGTAAAAGCAATAAGAAATCATGGAAGAAGTAAAAATAACAATACAATAACTGGATATAACTTTAGAATAGATAATATACAAGCATCTATTTTAAACATAAAGTTAAAAAAAGTTGATGAATGGATAAAACAAAAACGACATATCTGTCAGATATATTCAAATGAATTAAGTAATATTGTAAAATGTCCTAAAGAAAATGAATGGAGTTATCACACGTATTATGTTTATGTTATAGAAACTCCAGAAGGTACTAGGAATGACTTAAAAAAATACCTAGAAAAACAAAATATTGAAACAAAAATACACTATGAAAATTCTACTCATCTATTACCTTATATAAATAATAAAAAAAATCTACCTAATACAGAATATACAACTAGTAATATATTAAGTTTACCTAATTATTATGATCTACCTGAACATTGGCAACAACATATAATAAAGTCTATAAAAGATTTTTATAAAAAAAACAATTATGGAAAATAACCTAGACACACACTTTTTTAACAGAAGAGGAATAAACATTGACATTACACATAGATGTCCTTTAGAATGTCAAAGATGTCAAAGATGGTCCTCATTTACTAGTAAAGGTCTTAAGGTTCCCGGTGAAGATATTACCATGGAAAATTTCTTAAAAATACTTAATTATTTTAACCATATAAATTTTTGTGGTCAGGTATCTGATCCCGTGCACCATCCTAAATTTATAGAATTATTAAAAAAAATACACGAACTAAATAAATCATGTAGTATTCATCATGCATCAGCTGCTAAACCCTTACCCTGGTATCCAAAAGCATTTGAAGCAGCTCCTAACGCACAGTGGTGGTTTGGTATAGACGGTGTACCCAAAGATAGTCACAAGTATAGAACAAATCAAGACGGTGAAAAGTTATATAATATAATGAAAGACAGTGTTAAGTATCTAAATAAAACACCTATATGGCAAATGATAGTTTTTAAATTTAATGAAAATGATATTGAAAAAACAAAAAATATGGCAAACGATATTGGTGTAAAATTTGTCGTAATAAACTCTTCCAGATGGATAGGGGATAACGATCCTTTAAGACCAACAGATAAAAATTTAAGTTTAAATTTAAAAGACAAAGGTAAGATAACCACTAAATTTGGTGGCTTACATGAATTTAGATTTTTAAATGAGAATGATTTAAAAAGAATAAAGAAATAGAATGAATAAAGATAAAACTAAATTACCTGAAGTAGATCCTAAATGTATGGATAAACGACAAGGAAATTATGGGTTCACAAATAGGGGTGAACTAATACCTTGTTGTTGGTTAGATACACAAAATAATAGAAAAGAAGAAAAATATAAAAAACTATTAGCTGTAAGTAATATTAATGACCATGATAGTGTTGAAGATATTGTTATGCAAAAAGAATGGATAGATTTTTACAAGGAATTAAAACAAGGAAGAGGGTTTCCTCAATGTCATCATGTATGTAAAAAACGTGAAAAACCACAACATCAAAAACAAACTTTTTATAAAGACAATAAAGTTGTTAGTGTAAGAGAAACTTAATTATGAAAGTAGTTATAGCATACACAGGTAAACCTTGTGACGGCCTCTTTTATTATAGTTATGAACATTGTAGTCACTTAAACTCTTTAGGTATTAAAACAAAACTAGTTATAATTTTGTATCCTCAATCTAAAAAAGAAGAATATGTAAATGCTTTAAAATCAAAATATATTGATTATCAAAATGTTGAATTTGATGTATATTCTCCAGAGTTAAACGATATAGTATTAGTTATGGGTCGTAGTATGCTAACACTTGGATATGAACATATTATTTTTAAAAAATACAATCTAGAGCAAACTCTTTCAACAAAACTTCTATTTACCAATAAAATTATTAATGTTTTTGCTGAAAATCACCCTATTAGATTTCCAAAAGCTTTAAACTATTTTAAACCTAAATTTAAGTACGATTTATGTGACTATGATGTTTATCCAAATGGTGAAGGTGAACCTTTTAAAAAGATAATAAATTTTAGTATATACAAGCCATTTGAAAATAATATTAAATTTAAATATTTATTTAATGGAGTCAATGAGAAATATTATGATAGTTTTTTAAATAATATAAAACTTACATCACCAAAATATTTAAAATTTAATGAGTTAGAAGTTAGTAAAGTACCATACTTTGATGGTAAGAAATTAAATTACATAGAAACATCATCTATTAATAATTTTAAATCGCATGGAATATTAGTTTTAAGAGATATTTTAACTAGACCTTTTTTCAAATATGGTATAAAATTTAAAGATGACAGATATAACAATATTGAGGTACCTGTAAAAAACATATTAGGTATGTTTGATACTTATGTATATAACAAACAAATATTTGATCCAGCACCAAGACTAATGATGGAGTGTAAATATTTTAAAAAGAAATTTCTCTTTTTAAGAGATACTAAAATTATTGATGGAGGAAGTGCATATTTAAAAAGAGAACCCTATTGTTTAACAAGTGATAAAAATAAAGATAACATTAATGTTTTAATAACGGCTTTGGAAAAGACACATGAAAAAAATATTATTGGTTAGTGGAGATAGTTGGACAGATCCTAACTTTATTTCAGCTGAACACCCAGAGCTAGATTGTTCATGGCCTAAATGGCCTGAGATATTAGCTAAAAAATTAAACATGGAATGTGTAAACTTAGGAAGAAATGGAGCAGGCAATGAATATATTTATAGCTCTATACTAGATCAATTACAAATTATAGATCATACGCAAATAGGATATGTAATTGCTGGATGGTCTGGAGCAAATAGACGTTCTTATGCATTCAATAAGCCAACTCAATGGAGAACTGAAAAAGTAGATAATAAGGGTGATTTGAGATATTGGTTACAGAGAAGTATCCGATATTATTATTCATTTCAAACAGTAATGAACTATCTAAAATTACCATATATTCATATGCAAATGGTTAATATGTATCGAGGATATCTACACCAAAGAATTTTTAACCCACCTCAAGCAACTAATAAATTTTTAAAAAAACTAGCACTTAATGAAATACTCAGTACGTCATACGAGTTTAATGATAAATTTTTAGGTTGGCCCACAGATAAAGACTTGGGTGGGTTTTCTATTGATGTAGATATTATACAAGACCAATATGGTGTTGATTTAGATATTATAAAAAACGATTTGATAATATCAAAGTTAGACTTACACCCCAATAAAAAAGGACAAGAAAAAATAGCGGAGTATATCCATGAAAATATATAGTGTTGCTTTAAATTTACATGACCACAATACCTATGATGGCAAACATCACAATCAACTAGAACGATTTACCCGGTTTAAGCACAATATTCCTTTGCATTTTGATTCTTATGCTGTCTATGGTGAGTCTGACAAGATGAACATAAATGATTACAAATTAAATGTTGATTTTTATAATAAATATTTTTACAAAAAAGAAAAATCTGTTTTAGCCTTTACATTTACGAATGGGGGTATACGAGGGTTATTAAATAAAGACTACATACTCAAATATTCTAGCACCTTAGAATATACCAAAAGTTTAGATGAGGTTTTAGGTAAACACAAAGATGCTATTTTAAAATTTAAACCTAAAAATATATGGGATCATTTTTACAAAGATGACTTATATTATATAGATCATCACCAATCTCATGCTACATATGCATATTTAAATTCAGGATTTAAAGAATCTGATATTTTAGCAATGGACGGTATAGGTTGGAATTATAGATGTATCTTTATAGATAAAACTGGAACAATACAAGATTTTTCTAAAGAATTACCATTAGGTTGGATCTGGAATCAAATGTCTAAATTAGCTGGGTTTGGATCATTGGGTGCAAGTAAACTTATGGGTTTAGTGGGATATGGTAAATATGACGAATATTATAACAATGTATTTCATATGTTAGTAGAAGATGAACGTAGAGAAAAAGGAAATGACGATCACCATAAAATAAAAATTAATGAATCTACTTTACCTAATTTAGCATATACTTTACAACAATTTACAATAGACAAAATTAAAGAACATATCTATCCTTTAAAAAGTTGTGATAATCTTTGTATTGCTGGAGGTGTAGCATACAACGGATATATGAATGAGGAATTTACTAAACATTACAATAATGTATTTGTTCCTCCTGCAGTTGGTGATGAGGGACAGGCATTAGGAACTTATCAACATGCTGACTACGTACTGAATAACAATGTACATAAAACAAAAACATTTGCTGGTAAAGAATATGACTATATAGGAGATAAAAGAGTTAACTATAAAGAAGTGGCACAAGCAATTGCTGATGGTAAAATAGTTGGTTGGTTTCAAGGTAAGTCAGAAAGTGGTAATCGTGCATTAGGTAATAGAAGTATATTAGCAGACCCTCGTAATCCTGACATAAAAGATATTATTAATAATACTATTAAAATGAGAGAAGACTTTAGACCATTTGCACCAGCGGTATTAGAAGAACACTATAAAGAATACTTTGATACAAATAGTCCTAGTCCTTATATGTCTAGGATATGTAAAGTTAAGTCTAATAAAGTACCGGGTATAACTCATATAGATAATACAGCAAGAATACAAACTGTTAATCAAAAGTTTAATGGTAAGTTCTATAATTTAATAAATGAGTTTTATAAAATAACAGGTATACCAATGTTATTGAATACTAGTTTTAATTGTCAAGAACCCATAGTAGAAACTCCTGAACATGCAATTAGAACTTTTAAAAGAACCTCATTAGACTTACTTGTTATAAATGATTGGATTATAAGAAAATGAAAATAGTATGTATAAAGTATGGTGATAAATTTTCTTACAAGCATGTTAATCGCTTGTATAAGATGGTAAAAAGAAACTTTAAGAATAACTTTGATTTTTATTGTCATACAGAAGACCCTAGAGGAATTAATAAAGAAATTAAAATAATAGACTTACCACCTGAGTGGGAAGATTATAAAACTGAAGTATATCCATATTGGGTTAAGTTACAAGCATTCTTTGAAAAACCAACTGATGAAACTACAATATATTTTGATTTAGACATTGTAATACAAAAAGACATAACTCATTTAACAAAATATTGTGAAAAAGATAAAATTTGTATAATAAAGGCATATTGGAAACCACATTTTCATATGACAAAACCTAAGGCACCAAATTATGATATGGACCTTAACGCTTCAGTTATGATATGGACAGGAGATTGTACATGGGCCTGGAATAACTTTAAAAAACATCTTGATTATTATGCACTCATCTACAATGGAACAGACCCCTATCTGTATATACATAATTATGATAATTTAACTTGGTTACCAAAGGGTGAGGTGTACTCACGCTTATATGGGTATGATGAAAATAATTTTTACCATCCATATTTGGGTGACTCTACAAAATTATTTTATAATGAAAATTATAATATATGTATTTTTAATGGTTGGGAAAGAAAAAAAAAGATAAATGGTTCATATGCATTAACAAATGCATCATATAAAGGTTTTGAGAAATACTGGAATGATTGATTTAGAAAAAAATACAATAGATTTAAACTTTTTTAAAAAAATAATTAAAACAATTAAACAAACTTATAACAGCGATTATAAAAACTCAAAAGAATTATTAGATTCTTTAAGTTATACCCAATTTGAATCTAAATCAAAATTGTTAGAATATATTGATTTGTTAGGAATACTTAATACAGATTGTCATGTAAGTGTATTAGGCTGTTGGTTTAATTCCATCTTAGGATCAATTTTATCAAGTAAAGTAAAAAATATAACGGGTTATGATATGGATAAGTCTGTAGTACAGATGGGTAAAAATATTTTTAGAGATCGTAAGAATGTAGATTTTTACCATTTAAATGTTTTTGAAACTATTAAAGATCGTATTGAAAAAACTAATTTGTTAATTAATACATCTTGTGAGCATATGAAACCTATGAAAGAATGGCCTTTTTGGAACAGAATAAAACCAAATACATATTTGGCATTTCAATCACATAACGACAAAACAATAAAAGACCATATAAATTGTGTTCAATCTTTAGAAGAATTTAGAAATCAACTTCCTAGTAATATTAAAATATTATTAGAAAAGGAGTTAAAGGAAACACATAGAAATGGTACAAGATATACGATTATAGGTAAAACAATATGAGTAAAGTAATTTATAGTCTTTACATAGACATACCAAAAGAAGAACTTGATTTATTTGATAGCAATATATTAAAAAAAAATGAAATACCCACAAACTATAATACAAAAAATAAGTTTAAACAAAATTATAGTAAACTTATTAATTGTAAAAAAGATTATGCCAAACAAATAGGTGTTGATTTTAAAATGTTTGAATATGATAAGAGTTTTATTTTATATCAAAAAACCATGAAAACAAAATATCCCTTTCTCACATCTTATAATGTAGTTAATTTTTATAAAATACATTTACTATATAAATTGGCTGAAGAATATGATGATATACTTTACCTAGACTTTGATGTTGTACCTATGAAGAATATAAACTTTTTTGATAATTGGAATTTATCAAAAGGTATAGCTGTATTAAGTAATACTGATAAAGTAAAAAGAATTGAAGAAATAACAGAATACACGCAAACTATACGAAGCCCAACATCAAAGTATTATAACGCTCAAGCTATGTTAATTGAAAGAAATTTAAATCCTGTACATGAGGTTGTAAATACTGGTATTATAGGTATAAACAAAAAACACTTAACACAACTAAAATATTTTGACAACTTTGAACTTGATTTAAAACAAATGAGCAACCTTATAAATAGTAATGAAATTTTTCCTTCAAAATTAACAAACTTTTTTGGTTGGGATAATGAAACATTGTTTGCTGTAAAACTTGTTGAAAACAATATTAATGTACAATGGTTAAATAACGAATGGCATTATTTTTTTGATACGCAATTTTTTATACCAGAAAATATAATTTTATGTCACACAATAAACAAAAAATTTGAAATAGTATGGAGAAGATATGAAAATAACATATAATAATACAACAATAGATTTTTTTCCTGAAGATTTAAAAGAAATAATGTTTTCTTTATCAGGCGGTACTGACTCTGCTTCATTGCTTTACTTGATATGTACAAATTTTCCTAAAATGAAAATACGTCCTTATAATATGTTAGACATTAACCATCCTTTTGATACAGAATGTGCTAGAGATGTTCTGTCTTGGTTTAAAACTAATTTTCCTAAACAACAAATAGAAGAGCTTGAGTTATATCCTTTTGATGATTTAGATCCTAATTATCAAGAAAAAGCTAAAAAAATATTAAATGTAAACCCAGGTTACTATACAGCTGTAAGAGGTGTGGTAAAAATTTTAAAAGGAAGAGAAATTCATGCACAAATTCGTAAAAAATATCCACAATTGTTAAAAGTTACCGGTATGTCTAAAAATCCTTCTTTTGAAGATATGAAAAACTATGACAATACTATTTTATTTAACAATAGAGAACATAGAAGGGACGGAATTAGAGAACAAATGCAAAGTGGCTTATATCAGCCATATTTAAATGTTGATAAAAAGTTTATTGCAGATATATTTAAAAAACACAACTTAATGGATGATTTATTTGAAAGAACTGGATCTTGTGTAGGCAGCGCTAATGTAACTAATGGTTTTAGTGAACCTTGTAAAGATTGTTGGTGGTGCCATGAAAAAAGATGGGCATTTGGTGAGTTTTAATGCTTAAAATCTGTGTCGTTTACTTTGATGGTTTTTATACACCAGATTATGTAACCAATTTACATGATAGTTTACGAAAACACACAACAGTTGATTTTGAGTTTGTATGCTTATCTGATAACAAGAACATTAAAGCTGATATTGTTTTACCCTATAATCACCATAGTGATATAAAAAAACATTGGCATAAACTTAAATTTTTCAGTCCACTTTTTGGTAATCAACAACCAAATGATGATATTATAATTATGGATATTGACCAAGTTATATTACAAAACATTGATGACCTGATAACTTGGCCAGTAAAAGAAAACGAGTTAGTGACGTATGGTCAATGGTGGGAGAATAAACTAGGTATCAATGGTGGGTTTTATAAATTTAAATCAGGAAGTTTAAAATTTATTTGGGACGATTTTATAAAAAATCCTAACTATTGGCAAACTCATTACTATAACAACGGTGATGTTCATATCAAATATTATGGTGAACAAAACTATGTTAAGTGGAAGACACAAGAACACAATGCAATCATAACAAAAACTCCACCGGAATGGCTGTGTAAATACACAGACAACTACAAAGATAACTTACAATTGAACAAGTTGTACATGCAAAAATTTAATACTGACTATATGATTATGGGTAATGAGGTAAATAAAAAAATAAAAGTAATACACTTTACAGGAGTAGGTAGGAAAATAAATGAGAATTATTTGCGCTAAATGGGGTGAAAAATATACCGATTGGCATGTTAAAAATTTAAAACATATGATTGATACCTACTCGGGTATTAAGTATGATAAGTTTGAAGTGTTTACAAAAAACAATTATGGTAATATGTATAACAAACTAGAAATGTTTGATACATACAAAGATGGTGAGAATATCTACTTTGATTTAGATATGGTCATTTATAATAAAGTTCCAAATTTAGTTAGAACAAATTTTACATTAATGTATGATTGGTGGAGAGAACCCTACCATACACCATTAAACTCATCAATGGTATCATGGACTGGAGATATATCTCATATATGGAAGAAATTTAAATCTAATGAGAAAGATTATTTAAAAAAATATCCACATAGTATAGATGAATTTTATTTTAAAGAAATAAATTATGAAACATTTGACAAGGTGTGCTATTCAATAAAAGGACATGAGTATGACAAAGAAGCTAATAAAGACTTTAGTATATGTACCTTAGGACAAATGCAACATCTTATGGAAAAAGGTTGGAATGGTTGGTGGACAGAATATTTCTATTCGTAACTTTTTATTTCTTTAATTAGATCAGACCACACTTCTCTCCATTTCAATTTTCTATGTTTAAATAGTAAGTCAAGGTAAGTAAATGCTTCTTCATATCCATTATCTTTGTGTGCAGGTTTAAGTAATTCTGTAACAATAGGATCTTCATCATGGTATTTTTTAAGGTAATAATTTTTCATTTTTTGAGGAAGATTACATATTGAAAATATTTTTGGACTATACACTATATTATTAAACTCTATAACCATACCCTTATCATTGTAATATTTTTTTATTTCATGTAAATCTTGAATATTTAAGATTCCAACAGTCAAATTCATAATATGTTTATAGTTATCGTCCTTAATTTTTTTCAAATTTTTTTCAAATTTTTTTACATCAATAGGATACCTTATATATTTTAATTTTTTTCCAAAATGGTCACATGATATTCCTAACTTAACCTCTTTAAATTTTTTTCTAACCCAATCTAAACTATAATTTTTCCAAGTTAAACTAGTTAAGTTAGTATCATATGATATTCTAATATTTTTTGCTGCTTTATCTGGAATTCTTTTCAGTAATTCCCAATGTTTTGGTAATTGTAATGGTTCACCTCCCAATAATCTAATAATATTTACATGATGTATATTTTTTAAAATATTTTCCACTATTTCATTATATCTTTTAAAATTAACTGTTGTAGGCTTATCACCAAACCAAACTTTTCTTATTTCATTATCTGTAAATATTTCTTTAGTTTCATTATCTTTAGTGCTTGAATTAGAAGGATAACACATATAACATGATAAATTACAAAAGTTTGTGCCTATACCTTGTAACTTTAAAGAAATTTTAATATCTTTATATTTTTCTCCATACATCTCATTGTATATTTGTCTCCAAGACTTGCCATTTAATTTTTCTATTTTCCAACAAATATCACAGGCTTTTGGTTTTTCATTTAATAAAAATTTTAATCTAGTATCCTTTATCTGATCTGAAAAAAAATAATCAAATGGAGTATAGTCTTCAACTTTAAATTCACTTGGATTAGCATGACAACATAATTTGTATCGCCCTTTAGTGTTTGAATAAATCTCTTTAAAAGGCATAACACAGAATGTATCAGACATTTTAATAAATTATTCTACACATTCCAAAGCTGCTTTAATAACATCTAATTTATTTGTTGAAGTTCTTAATTTTTTTCTTGCTTCATTATTTTTTGAATCCCTTATGTAAGTTAACTCAAACAATGCTAACTTTAAAGCAAATAAATGATCTGTATTATTTTGATCTTCAAAAATAGATTTAACCATATACGGAAAAAACTTTGTATCTACTTGTTCATAGTCAAATATTAATCCTTGTTTTTTAGCAAGATCAATTGCAATTTTTTCCATACTTTCTTTTTCCGTTTTCTTTTTTTGGTAAGTTGCTTCATGTAGTTGATCTATATTAATAACAGTCATTAATGCTTTGAACATATGATTATCTTCCTTAAAGGGTATAATCGTAGGTATTACACTTTTACCGTCTTCACTTGTTGTTAAAATTTCTATATTTTGTCTTTCACTATCTATAAAAGCTGCCGTAATAAAATTATCTTTTAAGTATTCTTCAGTTAACATCTTTATTCTCCTCTATGTATTTGTATAGGTTAATCTTTGATGACCACCCAAGTTTATTTAGTGTTTTTGTATTTGCAGTATTATCTAATCTTTCAGTTTCATCAGCAATATTACATCTATGATCTATCTTAAAATATTCTGCAATATCAATCAGTTTGTTCGTTGTTCCTGTACCTACGTCTATAACACCCTTTATATCAGTATGTAGAACGGTATCAATAGCGGATATAACATCATCTACATGAATAAAGTCCCTTGAATGATTTACATTTAAATAGTCTATATCATTTTTAAGTATCTTAGGTATTAACATTGTTTCTCTAGCACCAGGACCATAGACAGTTGTAAATCTCAACCCTAAACTATTTGGATGTTCTAATTGTTCCATACCATATTTGCTCAATGCGTATGGGTTTCTCCAAGGCTCGTATGCTGTTGATGAACTAGCATAGATAATCCTAGAATCATATTTTTCTTTATAGAAATCAAATATTTTTTGACTACCTAAAACATTTGTTTTCCAATACTCTGTTGGATTGTTTAAACTATCTCTCACACCGGATAGGCCTGCTAGATGTATTACTGTGTGTATGTTGTGTGGAAAATCTGTAGTAAGTATATCAGTACCCGAAAGTATATCCATAGGAATAACTGAATGATCTTTAGCTTGTAGATAAGCGTGCAATCTATTTCCAATGAAGCCCTTATGGCCTGTCAATAATATATTCATAATAATTTCGTTATTAAGATTTGTGTATTCTTAAATAATATGTTGCTGCTGTTGTTGCTGTACCATTCGGAAATTCTTGTGCTCTATAATCATCACCTACTTGAAGTGTTTGATAATTACCAGCGCCATTAAGTATTGTATCTGCTATTCCAGATCCTCTAGTATTTCCTGAACCCGATGCTCCAATGTTATAACTTATTGCATAACCATCAACTGATGATGCTGCAGTATACCTAATCCAACCTTGTATTAATGTGTTAAAGGCTGTACCTGTATATTCTTTTATGTCATTATTAGAGTCAATAAAATAAGGTTCTGTGTATGTTGGCGAAGCGCCATTAACTCTTTGTAAATAATAACTTGTAATATTTGTTGGTTGATCTAAAGTTTCACCAATTCCTGCTGCTGAATATAAAGATGTATCTGCTCTAGTATCTACAAAGATAGCTGTGTTTGTACCACTCACTTCTGTTGCACCACTAACTGATGTAGTAGTAGAAATAAAGTAAGTACCTGCTTGAGCTGTTGTTGTTGTTGCTGCAGTTAATAGATCAATTGCAGGGTGTAAAAAAGTATCTTTAATATCAGCTAAAGTCATAGCTTGAATTTGACTACTTGCGTTATAGTAAACAGGCCATAGTTTAACCGAATCTGCTGTTGGTGTCACACTTGCATTAGCATGACTAATTTTATCATAAGTAACTGTTACTGTTCCAGGTTCAGCTGTTGTAGCTTCATTTGGAAAAGCAGTAGCACTATTTGACACTGCGCCAGCTTGTTTTCTTGTATCTGTAATAGCTGCTAGNGTACCACTTGAACCCACAACGGATAACGTAACACCCGGATTGAGTGAATATTGATATACCGTTGCGCTAACAATTTCTGCAACCATTGCAGTGGTCATTTCTCTCAAATTGCCACCGGTGTAATATAAGGGTTTTCTAACTGCCATAATTGATCTCTACTATCTATTTATACTATATTATTCTATTAAATCCCAACTAGTTGTTGCTTCATTCCAATTATATTCTTCACCATCATTTGGATAAGCAGTTGGTGCTTCCCAAAGACACGTTGTTTCATTTAAAGTCCATGATGTGTAAGGTTTAGGTGCTATGAAAGCATCTCTATCTTTATCATAAGTATAACCAATACCAGCAAAGTTTTTTCTTAAAGGTGTACCACCTCCTGAGTGAACACCACCAACAGTATTGTATGAGGTTTGTATCCATTCACCTGGTGTTGAATCTACAAAGGTATCAAAGAACTCTTCCTCTGCTACTATTACTTGTGTTACTAATGTATTACTTACTTTTGCATAATGTGCCATATTTGTTCTCCTATTAAACTTGGTAACGAATGATTACAATACCTGATCCACCTGATCCAAAGGTTCCATACCCACTATACCCAGGTCCTCCGCCACCACCAGATCCAGTATTTACT